CTCTTCATGCGTGAAGTTCACGTTGGCGGAATCTTCGACCGCATACCAGAACCCTGAACGAGTTGGCAGGACGAATAGGGTGCAGGGTGTTTTTCTGCTGCCGTAGGTGGCGTTGATGGAGTAGGCGCGGGGCATGGCTCAGGCCCTTTCCGTCAGTTCGCGGCTGTCACCAGTGAACCCGATAGCCTCCGCAAACTCCGCAGGCTTCACCATCAGGAACTCCTTACAGCCCAGGTCGGAGAAGTGGCGACCCGTGGTGCGGGACCAGTAGTTGTCGAGTCGAACCCGGACGAACTCCCCGGTCTTGGCGTGAGTGCCCCGAAAGGCGATGACAGTCCGGTAGGAGAAGAAAAACTCCCCCTGTGGCGTGGTGACGATCGCTGCGGACTTGCCACGGGCGGGCATGTCAAGGCGAGGGAGGGAGGTTGCAGTCGTGCTCATGGCGTGCTGTCTTTCTTTGGTCAATGGTTGATGATAGTCAAGTGATGGTCTAAAAGTTTGAGCGGTCTTGTGAGGCCATCCCAGCGAGCGCAACCGCCGACGCTCACGGGGACCTGATGTTGTCTTGCAGTGAATATTCATGGCCATCCTTGGCTCCAGGGTTGCATCGTGCGGACAATAGGACTATGGGCTATGATTGACAATTGTCAAGTGTGATTCAAAGACCGTAGGCTTCGGCCTCTTCCCTGGTGATGAAGAAGTGAATCCCAGGGGCGCACTCCTCCTGCCAGTTGTCCGAGAAGCTATCAGGGACAACGCGAGTCCCCACTACATACTCAGTCTGTCCGTCGTGGCTTGAGACACCCACATCGGCCCCTATGACCTCTAGGACATCCGCAAACTCTGCGCGACACTTGCGACCGAAAGCGTGTGACCTCTTGGCTTCCTTGGGGATTGAGAGCTTCACTAGGACACCACCCAGACATTTTTTCCAGCCGATGAGGGAGCCCTCTGGAAGTATGCGGGTCCTTTGGATGGCCAAGGTGGCGCCGTTCGCGCCGCTGAGGTTCGCGCCTCTGAGGTCCGCGCCGCTGAGGTCCGCGCCGCTGAGGTTCGCGCCTCTGAGGTACGCGCCGCTGAGGTACGCGCCTCTGAGGTTCGCGCGTCTGAGGTACGCGCCGCTGAGGTCCGCGCCGCTGAGGTTCGCGCCTCTGAGGTCCGCGCCGCTGAGGTCCGCGCCGCTGAGGTTCGCGCGGCTACCCTTAGGGCTCCCTTGGAGCCACAGCAGGTGATCCGCAAGGATCTTTGGGAGGTCTTGTGATGTGATGGTCATTTTGGCTATCCTTGCGGCGTTGCTGCTCTGTGGGTTGAGGTGAATCGTTGGGTATGAGGTTGAATGGGTGGGTGAAGCCATCGCAGTCCACTTAGATCCCCGCTTTTTCGAGCAGGTGGAACGCATCCAAGGCGCTCTGATAGGTGGTTGCTTGGTAGTCGTTGTGGATCGTCAAGGACCCGAGGAGATAGATGGAGTGTCGGAGGGCTTCCTTGACTTGCTTCAAGTCTTTCACTGGATCAACGAGCCCCTTGCAGGCGTTGGCGCATTCCACGACCTGGAGCACTAGCCCAATACGGATGGAAGAATTCGCACGGTGTCTAGCAGCCGGAACAAGCTGAAAGATGAAATTGGCGTCTGCATCGTTGATGTCTCCCGAGGGAGAGCCAATCCAGGGCGTTGGTGCGTGTTGGTGGGTACTACGCATGGTTAGGCTCCCATCACGATGAGGTCGGCGCAGAGCATCGCAGCATCCACGTTGCCCAGGGTGAGGTGTTCGATGTAGGCGAGGAGGAGAGGGTCCATGATGGTGTGTCCTTGTATCAATGGTTGACGATAGTCAAGTGTCAGAACGAAAGGGGAGCCACGGTGAACCCATGGGCGTCCAAGGTGGGCAGCAGGACGTTGAGGAAGTCGAGGCGGTCTTGGGTGTGTTGTGCTTGGCTCATGTCTTCTATGATACCATCACATGACAATCATCAAGTGTGGACTACCGTCAACCTTCTACAACCGTTGAACCACAGGGCTTTGCGTCTTCCTGGTTCACAGGTCAGCTAGACTGATGAGCAACCACAGCCCGCCAGTGATGACTACAGCCACCCCAACTACACCAAGGATCATCTTGAGTGACTGCGGCATCCCTTGGCCTCCTACAGTCAATCAAGAGTCACTGTGGTTAGTCAAGGTCAACCAAAGGACACCGAGGGCTAGGTGAGATCCAAAAATACAGGTGATAAGGCACAGACTCAAATGTCAGCGGCTCAGCCCCACGCGTCACACCTGCGCCTCTCCGCATGCACCTAGGCCACCTGTAGCCCACCAATGGGATATGCGGTCCCCCGTGATGTCCATGCGCTAGCCTGTGGTGTCATGCACTTACGTGATGTGTGTGCGCGCCAGTCACGTGAGCCCGTCACGAATGCGCCACCTGAGGCCAACCCTGGCTCACATTCCGGGACCGGGTGGGGCACGGGGGGATTTTGCGTGGCCAAGGGTAGCGTATACCCCAACGGATTTTTGGTCAGATATTCGGGACCCTCAGGCCTCTTGGCTACCTCAGGGTCCCCTTTGGTTTATCTTCAGGCAATCAGGGAGTGTTCAGGGACCTGGAGGGGTCCGAAGATCCACCCTGGTGTGTTCCAATCACCATAGGTCACCGTGCGCTTCCCCTTGCCACTCTTGGCAGCCACAAGGGGACTGAGGTGGTCCGCAGGATCAACCTTGGTACCAAAGTCACGGGCGTACTTCTTGTACCAGAACGTGATCGCCATTTGGGTGTCATGGAAATAACACTTACGTCCTTTGGGAAACTCCAGAACCACACCGATTCCGGGCAGGGTATCGAGGTAGGTCCGAGCACCCCCATCCAGGAAGGTCTCGGAAGCGAGCTTTGCCTCCTTACGTAAGAGGCGGGTTCTGGCAGCCTTCAACTGGGAGGTGGTAGAGTCGGGAATGAACTTGGTCATAGAGGTCCTTCAGGTCCCTTCCAACATCGGAAAGGACTGAGTATGTGGTTCGAGGGGTGACCTTGGATACCCTCGGGGTTCCGAGGCCTTGTTTTAGGGAGTTGAGAGGGATGTGACGGGGGAGGCCTGGAGGGGCGGTCACCCCAAGCCCCTACCTAAGATAACTATAGTAGTCTTTAGGTGTCTTTAGGTTTTCTTTACTATTACCTAACTACTCTGTACTAATGATCTTACAAGATACTCTTATAGGATCTGAATAAGGAAGTAGTACAGTAATAGGTAGTAAAGCCTTGGTAGAACTAGAGTTATCTAAAGGTTACCTTAGGATCACCAAGGTATACCATAGATAACTCTAGTCTACTACAAGCCTTACATCCATGTTGGCTGACTGATTGGTCGAGCCCTTCCGGTCAAGGTTTGAGTGGCTGAACGAATGAACGATTTTAGCTCTAAGTCTAAGAGCTTCTGTCGCTGTTCGGCCTCAGCTTTGAAGGTGTCTCTGCCCATGGATTCTACCCAGTAGGCGACAGCCATGGCCCACGCATCAAGACGGTCGTACTTCGGGAGTGCGCCTCGGTCTTTGGTGATGCGGGTCATCTGGTAGAAGGCCTGGAAGACCATCCCTCGGTCACCGTAGGAGTCACCCTGGGTGGAGGCGTGGTCGTGCTCGATCACCTTCCGGTCCACCACCATGCGGTGCTGGTTGAAGACGGGTTCGAGCGTGTCGATGATTCGCTTCTCCTTCTGAGTCGAGGAGTGGATCTCTTCCACGGTCACCGGATAGATCCTTCCGAGGTGGGGCTGGATCAGCTTGGTGAACATACCGTCACCGAAGTTCTTCTCGATGATCACGAGTTTCACTTGGTGTTCCTTGGCTAACTTGGCTAGGAAGATGAGGTTGTCGTCCCCGTAGCCACCTTGGAGGCCACCGAGAGCGGTCGTGAAGAGCATGCCCAGATGGGCCTTCACCACGGCGTACCCAACTTCATCACCACCACGACCAGCGGGGTCGATGGCGAGAACAGAGCCTGAGTACGGAGTCCAATCAGCAGCGTCCTTCGACACTGACATGGGCCGGTAGAAGCGATCACCAGCAAGACCAACACTGGGGAGGTCGTTCCAGGTGAGTTCAGGAGCAGTAGCCCACACGATCTTGGAGGGAGCCAAGGTGGGACTGAGGTCCATCACGATGAGATCGGAGAGCTTCAGTGGGTAGCGGTGAGCGTCAGCGAGTGACGTGTCCAGCATGAACTGAAGGGCGAACCCGGAACGACCGTAGGATGCCTCACGGATCATCAGGTCTTCATTGGAGAACCTGCGGGGCTCTGTGGTGTACCCGATGAGACCGGGGTTGTCCTCGATCGCTTTGGCGAGCATGGGGGACAGCCGGGTACCGTAGTGCTTCGCTACGGCTTCCCGAGCGGGATACCGGGCTGGCCAGATGCGCGTGGAGTAACCACGAGTTTGGAGGACAGCGTAGAGCGATGCTTCGGTTTGAGGGGTCCCGAGGTAGACGATGTCACCACCGGGCTTGAGAATAGCGTCGAACTCCTTCACCAGTTCCGAGAGCTTGTCTCGTTGCTGCTGAGTCATGGAGTTGGAGGGGACCTCAACGTCATCTGCGACGATCAGGTCAGCACGGGTGCCTGTGATCTGACCGGTGATACCTACAGATTTGACCGAGGGGTCCTTGGAAGCTTCGGCTGGGCCGACATCGAACTGGATCTTAGCGTCACGCTGGCCCGTCCTGGGTTTCAGGTGGGCAAGTTCGGGCATCCCATAGATGAGTTGGAGACAGAAGGTGGTGAAGTTGTCAGCAGCCTGCTTCGAGGCTGAGACCACCAAGATGTTGAGTTGCGGATCACAGTAGAGACGCCAGAGAACGTAGGCAACAGTGATCCAGGATTTACCGACACCACGGAAGGCCTGGATGATTCGCCGCAGGGGGCCGAATGCCAGGTATCGTCCGATGTCGTACTGGATGTCTGTGGTATCTGGGAGATGAAGGTACTCCCAGACGACCGCCAAGAACACTCTGAAGTCCTCTTTGAGAGGATCAGAGTTCATCCGAGGCGGAGCACCTTCTCTTCATCAGAGATCGGAGGGAGCTTGGGGATCTTCCGTTCGAGTTCACCAGCCTTGGTGGCTGGGCCTATGATCAGTTTGATCCCCGAGTCCTTGATGTAGTCCTGAGCGGCTTTCATCTCTGAAGCGGTTGCGGTGCCAGCCAACATCTTCTGAAGGTAGAGTTCCACCAGAGCGTCAGCGAGCTTCTCAACACGAGCCTGAGTACGAGGCTCGATTACCTTTACGCTAGGTTCTTCAGCCATTCAATTCCTTTATCCACTTTAGAAGAGACAAAACCAACGAGGCCACCAACGGCGGTCACAATGAAGTAGAGCTTGAAGCGGGTCTGTTCGAGAGAGGTCACTCGGTCATCCAGAGCCTCATCAGCAGCCTGACGCTTCTTCTCGGCTTCTACGAGGAACTTCACGTCAGCCGTGAGTTCCCCGAGAATCCAAGGGACAGATTTTTTTGGATCAGTGGTCATTATCGGAAAACCGCCAGTGTTACTAGGGAACAGTCAGCGTAGCTCGCTGTTCCCGCTAGAGTGATAAGGTTGCAACTTCCCGTTGCCTGACCGGCGACTAGGGCTCTCTCTCCACCTGTTGCAGAAGCATTACAACTTGGAATAGCAGCATAGTTGGCATCTGGCAGGGAATTGGTGAAGGTAACCGTGTAGTTACCTGCGGAGTTCCTAGTCACGCCAGAAACATTCTTGGCTGCTGCAATGGCCCCTGAGGAACCATCAAAACGCACCCATGCTCTGCACTGGAACGCCTCAAGAGAAGCACCTGACTGGTAGTCAAATGATCGCATGGATGCGGTGTAGTCCCATTCGGTATGGAGAGATGCTGGGGTGGTGGAGTCGATACAGCGAATCTTCCCTTCCCACCGCGATAGCCCAGTGCCACTAAAGAGCGCAGTCGGGAGAACCGTGCTGTTGCTCTTGTAAATAATAGAGCCAACCACTCGGGGGCCGTTCGTACTGATGATGCAAGGAGTGATCAGTTGACCATTCTCATCATCTATCGTCAGCCCTTCAATCGTCACAGGGTATACGGGATCTACATCGAATGCCTTAGTTACCTCTTGATAGGAGCCCCCTGTTGCCCTCGGACAGTACCAGTAGAAGTCCTTGATAACCACTCCAGGCTTCTGGGCGACAATCTCGAAGAGCTTCGCATCACAAGCGAACGTATGTTCATGTCCGTAGTAGTACCCTCCAAGGATTCGGAAATTGGCTGAATCACTGATGTAGTATTTGGACTCTCCAAGAGCATAGAAGAAGGCGGCAAAGTCCCTGTTTTCAGTAATTGGGTCAACGAAAGTGATATTTGCGCACCCCACATCGCAACGAACCACACAACCAACGGGGACCAGTTTGGCCTTGATGAAGGTGACGTTGCTGGACTCATAGCCAGAACCTAGGGCGTCACTTGATTCCTTTTGGGCCGCATCGTTCGAGAAGTGGATGGCAGCACCGCGTCCAGCCAGGGTTCCATCACTGAAGTATCCGGTGTTACGGACCTGGAGGTTGGAGAAGTATGATTCCCACAGGTGGATTGCCCGAATACCCTGAAGTCGGGTATTGGCGATATATAAGTTTCTGCTGGTGAAAAACGGGGTTAGGTCACAGGCGAGGCCTGCTTTTGCTCCGTAAGTTTCTGAGAGAGTTGGGTTGTAGGGGAGGCCACCGTCAAGTCCGATGTCCGACAGTTCACAGAACTCGGCATCCCGAAACTTGATGACCTCATTTATGATAGCGGAGCCGACATATTTGATGGTGGTGGAGAACTGGCCCGCTCCCCGGATGCAAGTGGAGCCCTTGGTCACCAAGATTCGCGAGGAGACCTTATAGATTCCTGCTGGGAAGAACAGAATTGGGTTTGGGACTGCGGTATAGTCACCAATGGCATTCGTTCCCGGCATCGCAGCGAGAGCGGCTGTTATTGCTGAAGTGTCATCAGTGGTTCCATCCCCGATAGCGCCGAAGTCTTTCACATTCCAGGTTTCCGCGAATCTGGACGCCAGAGTTCTCTCGGTTGTGCTGCTGGTTGCTACGACTTTGAGGTTATCTGGGCTTATGGCCTCCGGAACACCACTCCCTGTGGTGCGCCCAATGACCACCCGAGCGGAGAGATCGGCCATCTTTGCCAAGGTAACCGACGCGGTTCCTAGTTTCTCTGTAGTAACTGCGAGATCGGCAAGGTTGCTTGTAGCAACAGCGAGGTCCGTGAGTCCGCCCGCGAGGTACGCCTCTTCCTGCTCTTCAGCGATATAGCGATACTGGAGTCCCTGAGTGTTCAGGTCGTCGACATTGAGTTGTGAACTGTTCGAGAAGGTGGCCAGGGCTTCCTTCGGGGTACTACGCTTGACCTTCACATTAGAGGTGCCAGCCGCAGGTGCCACGGTAGCCCGAATGGTCGTGGAGTTGACCCAGGTAGAAGCGACTTCAACACCACTGACTTCAATCGTCACATGGTCTTGATCGAGGTAGCCAAAGGGGACCGTGAAGTTTTGAGTGGAACCGTTGCCGTTATAGAGAACGTAGGAGTTAGCCATTATTGGGGATTCTATTGAAAGAACCCCCAGGGATTAGCTGAGGGTCATTGAGGGGTGAGTTGATTGATGATGTTCTGAAGGACATCAGGAACTTCAGCACCAGCGTTGGCGCGCGCCTGAACCTTCTTCTGAGCCCGAACGAGATCAGCGACCTCAGGGAACTCTTTGAGAGTCTTTTGCTTCGCGTGTTGACGGTACTCTTCGACCACAGCGCGGACCTCCGTAAGGGTACGGGGATCAGCGCCATTCTCGATGGCATCGGCTTCGTTCTTGCGCCACTTCTGGTAAGCCGAGGAGGTCACTAGGTTCTCAAGGCGTTCCTTGAGGGTGTAGCGACCAACCTTCATCGTGGCGATCTGTTCTTGCCAGCGATCGTAGAAGTCCTGGCCCTTGAGGTTCACCATTTGGGTCAGGTCCACTTCACCGATTGAACGGGAAGGGGGGCTGAAGGCATGGGAGAACCGGGCAAGTTCTTTGGCTACCACGTCATCCTTCTGCGTTGAATAGTAGAAGGGGGAGATTGAGTCGGGACCAAAGGCTTTAGTAGCTGTTACGGCTTCACCAAAGATGTTACGGCGAGGCGGGAGTGTCTGGGAGAACCCAGGCAGCTTGTTGAGGACTGCATCGAAGACGGAGCGAGCCTCACGCATGTAGGGGTCTTCAACGCCAGGGATCAACCCGGTGAACTGCTTGAGACCCGCAGGGACATAGGAAGACACACGGGACTTGAGGAAGGAGTGTCCCTTCCGTTCAGGTTGAGTGAGGGCTTCCATCGCCTGAGTAAGACCCTGGAGGTAGGTCTTCGAGGTAATGTTTGTTGCCATCGCCACGAGCATGGAGCCCATGACGTTCTTCTGCTGACCTTCCTCCATGTGGGCATAGGCATCAGCGAAGTCGCCAGCGATACCAAAGAACATGCTAGATGGATCGAAGCCTTGGAAACTGATGTAGTCATCCCCAACCTTGAAGGAGTAGGGACTCCAGCCCGTATCGAGAAGGAGTTGCTTCTCACGGGGATCGGAAGGACCACGACCTGTGATGTGGCCTTCGAGAGCGAGAGTAAGTCCCGCAGTCCAGAGGGCGGCACCCGTAGCGAACTGACCATAGGCCTGAGCACGAGCTTCATCACCCATCTTACCAGCAAGGGCATCACGGTACTTCTTGGAGAGGTGACTGAGCCCCGGAGTACGAAGCGCAGCTTCCTTCAGGATGTTCGTGGGAGTCCGAATGAACGGAATGAGCATCCGCAGAGCCGGGTGTTTACCTGCGAAGGTTTCCAGGCTGTGAAGGAATGATCCCCGTTCAGGAGCTTGAGTGAAGGTGGCTCTACGAGCGTAGGCCAGGGCCGACTCGTCGGCCACATTACCAACACCATTGAAGGCGTTGTTGGTGCGACTCTCGATGTAGTCAGCGAGGTCCTTACCCTTGAGGTTCCTCTGGAGACCCTCGGTGGTCGCGTCAGCGTACACCTTGGCGCGGTAGTTCAGTTGCTTGAAGAACTCGTCTTCAGCAGTCAGGAACCGACCAGGGATACGAACAAACTCACCGAAGGCGTCGAAGATAGTAGCAGCGTGAGGCTGGGTGATCCCGAAGTTCTGCGCGGTGATCGCACGGGTGTCCCCGTTGAGCTTGGCGTTCTTTGGATCGAGGATGGAGTCCCCGGTCCGCTTAGCGACAGTCAAGGGACTCGTCGGGTTCTTTGCGAGATCCGTGAGACCTGAGGCCTTTGAGGCTAGTATGATCGAATCAAGGACCGCAGAGCGGAGCCCGATGTACGTAGAAGCACCCGCACGGATCTGTTCTTTGTTACCCATCATCAGGCCCCCAATCATCCGCTCAGCCGGAAGGGCTACAGTGTTGATGGCATTGGAGACGATGTTGCGAATGTGAGTACGAGCACCTGACAGGAGGGCGTTGATCCAATACTCATTATGAGCGTCGATCGTCTTGGCGAAGGCGCTCTTGCCCTGAATGATCTTGAGGAACTGCCCTGGATCAGCGACCTGGAGAGCCTTGATCTCCGCCTGACTGAGGTTCGCCATCACGTTGATGCGACCAGCAGCAGTGGCACGAGCCGCAGAGGATCGAGTCCCACGGACCAGCTTGTCTACATTGGCAGCTTGCTGGAGAGTCTTCTGGAGTTCATCGTGGACGCTTGGGTCGATCTCGAACTGACGAGCCAGCTTGGCTGCCTTCTGGGCAAGACCAGCCACTAAGGATCGACCGGCGACTAAAGTCGCTTCGATGTTCTTGGTGTCCTTGTAGGCTTTCTGGAGGTCCACCAGGAGTTGCTCTGGGTTATCCCCGAAGAACTCTGCGGTCTCCTTGATCACCTGGAAGCTCTTATGGCTCCGATGGCCCGCATCAAGGATCGGAGTGACCAGCTTGGCGACCTCGTCCAACGCGAGCTTCGCACCGTCATCGGTGTCTAGGCGGTCGTAGTTGTAGTTGATGTTCGGGCGGACCTCACCTTCCGAGAGGGTCTCGGGGTTGTGACGGATGCTGTTGATCAGCGAGTCAATCTCGGACTGTTCCAAGAGAGGCTGGTTGATGTTACGGACAGCACGGTTCTGTGCTTCCACCTTACCGACTGCGACGGTCTCTGAGGTGACAGCAACGTCAGCTACAGAGGTCTCGGTGGTCAGGGAGAGATCCTTGGCAGGAGCCTCAGCAGTCTGATCAAGTTCCTCAGCGATCTCAGTCCACTTCTTCTGGGCTTCAGCAGCACCCTTGGTCTCGCGGGTCTTGTAGACCGAGCGGAGACCCTTCAGGCCTGCGAACACTCGGTCTATAACACCACCCGCGATGAGACCTTCCATGGTGCCCTTCAGGCGACCTTCAACTTCCGAGTCATTCTCGTCAGCAGCAAGGTAGTCTGTCAGTGGGTTGCGGAGAGACGGGTGCGCCTCTGCGAAGTCATTGAAGAGATTCGAGAGGCGATCCTGGGAGGGATCAAAGGCAGTCGCATCAGCGAAGGCACCCGTGACGAATCCCTTGGCGATTGTGGAGGTCCCTTGGAGAACCCCAGCACCTTCGAGAATCTTCCCACCCGTGATCATGCCCGTGAGGAACTGGGACACCGGCTGTGAGACCACACCCACAACCGTCTTCGGAGTGTAGGTGGAGCCGTCAGTCTGAGCAGACTCTTGATTGGCTCCCTTGACAGCAGCAACAGCATCGTCTGCAAGGTGTCCTTCGTAGGACTCACCCGTGACAGCCTCCACCAGGGGCTTGGTGAGACGTTCACCGCCCTGAACCAGAGTGCCCACCACGGAGGTAGCGGCATCTGCCATCTGGTGAATGCCTTGGCCAATGCCCGAGTTCACAGAGTCCACTGCGTCTGCTACACGGTCACCGAGGGAGAGTTGGGCCTTCTCGGCTTCAACGAGTTCCTCCTCAGCGAGTGTGGGAACAGGGGTGAATGGTTTGGAGTCGGGCATTGATTACCTTACTTGGTTTGTTTCTTGAAGAGGAGCTTCTGATCCGTGATCAGTTTCATTGGGTCCACCTGGAGCTTGTCCGCGATGGCCCGAAGTTTCCCTGAGGTACCTTGAGTCTTGTTGAACTCTTGGATGGCGAGGTCGAGATCCTCAGGCTTGGCGAACAGGGACTTCGTTTCTGTGTCCTTCAGTTCAACATTGGGCAGCGGCTCAGCGTCATCCTCACGGTAGATTTCAAGGATCTCCTTCTGGAGTTCCCGACCGTGCTTGAGGATGTCTAGCTGGGTTGCCTTCGGATTCTTCTCTTTGAAGTCCATCATACCCATGAGGAACTGCGAGGTGGCTTCAGAGGCCCTGAAGGCCCGTTGATCGGCGAAGTTATCCGACAGTTCGTTCTTAGTGATCACGGCAGCGATCGACTTCTCAAAGCGATTGATGGCTGGATCAGTCAGGAGGGACTTCTGTTCCTTGGCCTTGGGAATCAGGTTGACCAGGAGATCCTTGGCGGTCTCTGCGTCGATCTCCTGATTGGTAACAGCCATCATTACCTGATCCTCCGTGAGCTTCCCGTGCATAGCATCGAGAATCATGGAGGTCTTAGTCTGATTACTCTCGATCACATTGTTCTGAGCGTTCAGCGAACCAAGGAAGGAAGTCCGGAAGGACTCAACCTTGGCAGCCTCATCGGGGTCGATGCGACTCAGTTGATCGAAGTGTTCACTGGTGTCCGCGTAGGGATTCTCAGCGATCTTTCGGTAGGCATCACCACGGATCAGGTTGATCTGGTTCTTTCGGGCTTCGTCATTCTGGAGCTTGTTGATCCGGTCACGATGACTCGTCTTGCTGACGATCCGATCGCGCGCCTGACTCACAGCGTCCTTCACCCACCCGATCTGACCTACGGTACCAGAGCCCGAGGGCACCTCACCTAAGAGATCGAGGACTGTGACATCACCTTCCGCTTCCGCTTTTCGGATAACGGCATCAGTAACCAACTTGTTGGCTATGGGACCGGCAAGACCATTAGAGACCTGCTCGCCCACAATCCCGGCAAGCTCTTGCCCAAGATTCGGATTCCGGTCCCCAAGGAGATCAATTCCTGAATCGAGGGACTTGCCAAGCATGAAGTCGGTGTCAGCAGCGGCATCAGCCTCTACCTTCTGGGTACGCTGAGCAGCATGGAGTGTCTGAAGGGCATCTTGGGATCGAGCACCCATGACCTGAAAGGTCCGACCGAACTCTGGGTTACTCTGGGCATCCGGGTTGGTCTCAAGCCAACCCGCAGTGAACTCCGCCATCCACTGGTTCACAGCGGCAGGGTCCGTGGAGTTCACGAGATCCGTTTGAGCGTAGGCTTCCTTGAGAGCCTGATCGTACTCCAGGGAAGTCCGAGTCGCCTTCTGGCGTTCATAGCCAACCTGGAACCACGGGGAGGCCCCTGCGGGGATTACGCCCTTATTCACCGCATCCTTGAACTGGGCCTTGTTGGCAAGAGCGGCCTTACGGCCCTCTTCAGCATCAAGCATGTTCGAGTGCTCGACTCGCTCATTGGCGAACTTCGAGAGGCCGGGTTCCACCTCAGACCAAGCCTTGGCCAACTCTAGGAGACGGATGTCTCTCTGAGGTGGTGACGGGTTGATGAAGGTGTCCACGGGACGTGCCACCGGCTGAACACTGGGAAGATAACCACGGTCCTTGTAAATGTCGGGAACCTGAACTCTATCGGGCATCGTGTTCCTTAGGAGGCGTAGTTGGGGTCGGTGTTGCGTTGGTACTGGTCATAGGCCTGAACACCCTGCCCTGCGATCCGGAGACCAGCACCCAGGTAACCGGGCACAGGTTCAGGACGGAGTGAGTTCACTCGTGACTGAGTTCCCGAGCGGATACCTTCGAGGTCCCGACGAGACTGCTCAACCTGATAGCTGAAGTTGGTGTCAGTCACCATTCGATAGCTGGCTTCCTGTTTGTAGAAGTCAGCCATGAGCGTATCGACCGAGAGACCGGCCACACCCGCAGCACCTGAAGCGGTACGGGCAGTGGCTCGGGCTTCAGCAGCACGCTTGGCGTTCTCGATCTTCCCGTTGATGGCAGCCTCCTCCTGTTGCTGGAGGCTCCGGTTCACATCTGAGGACTGATTCCGGAAGGATTGCTCAGCACTCTCTTGGCCCTGTTTCCGGGCAGCATTCTCAGCTTTGACAGCTTGGTTTGATTGATCGACGGAGTATGCGGTTGCAGCGGCACTGATGATCAGGGTGACAATTGGAATCGCAGCGGCGTAGCACATTGCGTAGGATCTCTCTGTTTGCTGAAATGAAGGAAGGTGAGGTTGTCAGGGCCAATGCCTGTGGCCTCACCCACGATGGTGAACCCAGCCCACTTGATCCACTTGATGTGAATCTCGTTCCTCGAATCGACCATGTTGGTCAGCATCGGGTACTTGGTCAGGAAGTGGGCGACCCAGGGGCGGGTCTTCTTGAGGAACTCCCAGCGGACCTTCGGGAGGTCATCGGAGGCCAAGAGCCACACTGCTCCCACTCCGGGTTCCAGAGGGGCCACCCCGAACATCCCGATGGGGACGCCCTCGTGGTCGATCGTCCAGCACTCATCGGAGAGCCTGAAGCCGTCCTGGAGCCCCTTGAGGGGTGTGCATTCGTTCATAGCCCAAAGCTCATCCCGGTCCTCCTTGCGGAGCCGGGGAGCCAGGGCCTCGATGTCAGAGGGCTGAGTCGGTCGAGCAGTGATCATTAGGGGGCTTTCTGGTAGGGTTACGCTTAGGGCTAGACCGACGATCTCCCTCGGACCCTACCGTGGGTACCCCTGAAGGGAGATCGTGGCTGGAACACGAGTCCCAGTGGCGTTCAAACTCGTTGGGACAGGATGGAGTATTGTCCCACCCACTCAGCCGATTGGAGCCGGTGGCCCACCACGGAGTCATTGACCACCGAGATGGCAACCTTGGTGTTCAAGGAGTTCACGGGGACCGAGATGCGCCCTGAGCGGGGGCCGATGTCCTCAATGGGAGTTGGGTCACCGAGGACGTAGGGGGTCATCACGTAGGTCTTGGTCGAACGACCCTGAGGGGTCACTTCGACTCGGAAGTACAAGGAGTCATTGTAGAGGATCGAGAGCTTCCGAAGGGAGAGCTTACCTTCCTCCATGGGAACCTGAACACCGTTCTGCTCTTCCTTGAGATGGATCTCAGAGAAGGTGAACGTTGAGGTGTACGGAAAGCCGAACCAGACCACGAGAGGTATCCCATCCTCTTCTGGAATGGTGACCATCGTTCCCGTGGCATCCACGTCGGCACCAGTGATCTCAGTGCCCCAGCCGATTCCTGCTTCGTTTCTGAAGACCCTGAGGTCTCCTCGAACGTTCACGGGAATGGTGTACGGAAGTGTGTAGGTTCTGAACCCTGTGGAGGCGGAGCTAGACAGCCCAGCACTGCTGACACGAAGGTCCAGGTGAGTCGTATAGCCTGCTGAATCGACAGCGGCGATATCCAGGTTACACTTGAGGAGCAGGACCTCTTGGGAGGTCAGGTCGTAGACAACAAGGTACAGCATCCCGTCGAGGAGGTGTACGTCGGAGACCTTCCAGCTTGTGTTCTCACTGTTGGGGAGACTCCAGCGTGACCAGGAGGACTGAACCTTCTGGTTGTTGATCCAGAAGTATTTGTAGACAAAGAAGTCCCAGGTCCGATCGAAGGAGTCAATGAGACCCCGATCGCTACCGCAGACCACCACGGTCCGGGTACTGTCGTCTCCGGTGATCCTGAAGACACCCTTCGGAAGGTACTTCGGAACGTGTGAGGTGATCTCGGATGCCTCAAGGGTGTCTACCTCGCGTTGGACGAAGTATTCATAGACCTTGGAGTAGGTGCCTGCTTCCGATGAGAAGAGGATGTTTGAGCCGAGGACAGTGGGCTCACAGACAGAAGAGACCGGGTATCTGGTGGTCGTCTTCAGGGAGGTGGTCTTGGGGGTCAGGAGATCACCCGAACCGTTGATGACAGCCTGCGACTTCGCGCTAAAGAGAATGAGCTTCTCAGCGAGAGGAACGGCATAGAGCCAATTACCAGCACCCTGGATTGGTTGAATGTCGATTGGGTCTGAATCAAGAAAAGTTGTTACGGTGGTCAGGTAGAAGTTAGTGTAGACGCCCACTTCCGACAGGATCACTCGGTCTCCACAGAGGAGACCCAAGCGGTTCCCAAAGGTGAAAAGATATTGGATCTGGTGACCAATGAATGAGGGCCTCGGGTTCGAGGTAGCATCACCAGCAGTCCGGGAGTCCCACTCCTCACGCTCACATGAGAAGGTCCCGTCCTCATTGTCGATGAGAACCAGCGGCATTCTACTTGCCATTGGGACTCGATTGGCTCCTTCTGCAAAGGTCTCACTCCAGGACCCAACGGCAAACGGGGTGTTCCCGTCATCATCATTGTCCACGGTGAACTTCACATAGTAGTCATCGAAGCCTGAAGCCTTGTCTCCTACAACCTGAACCACATAGCCATTCGGAGCAACAGTGGGGAGGTCTGAGAACTTTTGGATCTGACTGCGAATGAGCCTCAGGTTGTTGTTGCCTTTTGAGTCCTCCGCAGCGATCCAGAAGTACCACTCGAAACCGATGGTGGGGGTCTGCGGATAGATCCACAGGACTGAACCACTCTGCTCAACCTCCAACGCACCACTGACAGGAGCGGATGCATCCAGACCCGTCTTGAGGTCGGCTGCGATCTCCGTGGTCTTTATGTCTGCCAGGAGGGTATCTGAGGTGGTCTTAGTGACACTCACCGTTGGGTAGGAAAGTGTGTGGTCCGACCGCTCAGCACCGATACTGACTGTGTAGGCAGTCGCATAGTCACCTTGCTTCACGAAGACGAGGGCTTCTTGAGTGGGGCGGTTATGACCAGCGACTATGGCTTCTGTGACGGTGATGGACCTGTTGAGGATATAGGTCCTGTCACCCAACGTGAGGCATTGGAAGTCAGCCAGATTATTTGAACTGACGAGATACGCCTTCCCATCCGGAAAGGAGACCGTCTTCTCAACACCATCAAGACCGAAGACCTTCAGGTCTCCGTTAGTGATCACCAGCTTGTACTGGCTATCAGGGTTCCGATTGATTGTGTGAACGAAGGGCTGAAGGCTCCCCGCACTGGACCAGAGCTTCTTTACGAACTGGAATGGTGGTCTCTTGGTTACCCCATACACTGTATCGCTGAGGCAGTTCTCTTGAGCCTCACACTGGGTTGGGTTGCGGATAGAAGGGGGCTGCTGCGAAACCCCATTGATGAGGTTCGCAATCGTCTTGGAAATCAATGCCATTAGTTGACGAACTCACTTCCCGATTTGCGATCCAGAGTCCGGAACACTGCATAGTTGTCGAAGATGGTTGCGTTGGACTGGAGCGCTTCGGTGGACTTGAAGAGTTCCCGCGCCTTGCGCAGGTCCTCATCGGTGAACCCGAAGAGCGTCTCGGAGCCGAACCAACGCTTCTGATAACGGTGAGCCGCTTCCATGGCGAAGTACCGCTTGGCAGTCGGAGGGAGTTCATCCCACTCCAGAACCCAGGTCACGGTGCCCTTGAGTTCAGTACCTACGAACACATCGGTGTGACCCTTGCGATCATAGAGGCGGGAACCCCGCATCACGATGTCATAAGGGTAGCGAGTGTTGAGGCGGAACTGGGCTACGTTGGTTGGGAGATCAACATGACCATCCACATCAATGGACATGGAGTAGTCGTTCTCGGTGTTGAAGTGCCAGCCTCGCTCTTGGATCTCGCGGGAGACTTCATCGAGAGTGGCTTCGGCACGACCCGTGGTGTCTGACGACAATGAATCAACAGGGTCCTCCCCAACAGAGGAGAGGATGATATTGACAGCTTCTAATTCTGTTTGGGGAGTCTTGAGGGGCATTGGGAACCTTAGGTGTAGCTCATCGCTACGAGAGCATCATTGGCTTGAATGTTGGTGACTCCGTTGTCTGCGAGGTCACTGGTGAGTGCGTAGGCAATACCAGTGGAGCAGCGGATGCCGAAGACACCGAGGTCGATGTCGCGGTCTGTGTTAGGGCGCACTCGCCACACTTGGACTGGAGTACCACCACCGAGAGTTGGCGCAGACGCTGAGTTATAGAGCTTGAAGTACAGGTCATTGGAGGCGTGACGATTCGACACAGACAATGAGTTGATGTTACCCGCAGATGCCTTGACCGAGACAACGTTGGTTGCCCCAGCAATCCGGTGGTGAAGTGTACCGGCACCAAAACCGGCATCAGGACGGAGGGTGACTCCACCGATGCTGTTGGTTCCTGCGACTAAAGCAGAGGTAACAGTAACAGAACCAAGGGCAGCCGAACCGGCAGGCAAAGCGGTATCCAAGGCAACAAGCGTGGTGGCCTTGGCTGCCCTCAGGTAAACCGTGGCTGTGCCCGTCACCGCTGCGAGAGCCGTAACACGGAGAGCCGCATAGCCCGCACAATCACACTGCCAGATGCCTTGAGCAGCAGAGGCAATCGTAGCTGAGTAAGCTGCGGTGTCCCTAATGAGGAACGAGGCTCCGCTTAGGGTAACCCAAGGGGCACTAGAGTTCACCCGGCCCTGGACTGAGAGCACCCCAGTGTAGGTACCAGAGACCTGAATGGTCAGGGAGCCCTTACCAGAGACATCTACTTCTACAGCAGAGTTGGTAGTAGCGGCACCCGTAGGAACGAGGTTCTGAGTGGTGATGTTACCTGAGGAGACTGCATCCGGCTCCGACACGATCTGTGTGTTGGCGGGCTCAGTCTTCTGAAGTAGCTCTACGAGGAGAGCATCCAGCTTGGCGGCGAGGACATCTAGTTTCCCTTCTTGCTCTACGGTGAGCGCGACTGGGAACGAAGTCGCATTATCTTGTTGAGTCAAGGGAGGTCCTGAAGAAATGAGAGGAGTATTTGGAGCCCTTAGTGGCTTTAGGCACACGGATGGGGCACAAGGAAAATGAAAAAATACCCCCAAGCCACCGTGAGGTGACCTGAGGGTATTTGGATTCAGCTAGATTGAGACTTACGAATCAGTGCGAACAGGTTGCTGAGCAGCCAGGATACGCACTTCAACGTCGTTACCGACCGTCACAGCAAACGTACCGGAGGTCACTGCACGCATCTGCGGCATGAGTTGGACCGGGAAGGCCGCGTTGACAGCGGCACCGGCAACCTGGGTGACCGACGCTTCCGTCGAGTCATCCTGTTTATCCAGAGCCATCCAGTTGTCATCGTCCGTCAAGCGACCTTCGATGGTCACCTTGACAGTCGAGGTCGTAGCACCGTCCGCTTCGATGTAGACCTGCACCAGAGCGTGGCGCGGGGCATCGTGGGGGACTTTGATCTGCTTCGTGCCACCCGTAGTGGCCCCAACGGGACCCACGGTGGCGAGCAGGAGATTACCTTTGAGATCAGCCATGGATTACGCCTTCGCGAATTCGACAGCGCACTCAGGGCGCAGGTACTTGTGACCGACCGCCATCTTGGCGACCATGAGGGTACCCTGGTGACGAACCGAGTATTCCTTCTCCATTGCGAGATCCATCAGGTGGACCGAACCGACCGCTTCACGCTGGAAGGCCAAGCCGACCGTGTTGGTGAAGGTGCCGTTGTAGGCGTTGTTCTCCAGAGCATCAGCACTGATGACCGAGCTTGGGAGGTTGTTGGTCTTCACGATGCCGAAGCCCGCGATTTCCTTCACCACACCCTTAGCCACGGAACCGTTGTCGCCGTAGTCTTTGTTCTGGGCGTACTTGCTCTGGGCGAGCCACTGGTACTGGGCCGGACGGCACAGGAAGAAGCGGTCCTCTTCAGGAACGTCCTTCTCATCCATCGCAACCTGAGCAGCGTAGAGACCCGCGACGATGGTTTCGCCATCAGTCTCGAAGCCAGCACTGGTCAGAACCGAACCACCATTTCCACCGTCTACCAGAGTAGCGGTACGGGCAGCCAACACGGCAGCCTGGATGGTCTTCTTGTCGTAGGCCTCAGCGAGGGCACGAGCCATCTCAATGGCATAAGGACCACGAACATCGAAGTGCGACATCGCTTCATCGAAGTTCGCAACGAACGCATCCGACAGGAGGATGTTGTCGATGTTGATGACAACTTCGTTACCCTTGATGACCTTGCCGTCGATCTCGGTACCGGGGGTGTGGTACGAAGCCGTGGTCTTACCGAGAACGGGGAACTGGGCGCTCTTACCATTCTTGATGTTGCGGACGCGATGGAGGCTCTTCATAACGCACTTGCGTTCAAAGGCGGTCATCACTTCACCGCTGAAGACCTTGAGGAAGATAGCCAGCGCATCGCCGGCGTTGTTCACGATACCTGGACGTGAAACCGTAAAATCAGACATTGAAACAATTCTCTTTAGAAAGAGGGAGAGAGATTCTCTCGACCAACTTCTAGGAGCAGCACCACGAGGAGATTGTCCGAGGGCTCAATCCCCGCAGGGAGAGCAGCCGGGTTTCTTCTAGTGAACACCAGTTGTTGTGAGTCAGCCGTACATGGCTGGAGAGCCACCCGCATAAGGATGCAAGTGATGGCTAGCAGACTTGGACTCGAACCAAGATGTGCGGAGTAACAATCCGCCGGACTACCGTTGTCCTATCCGCCAATGCAGGGAGGAGTACTGGAGTTGAACCAGCTTCGGCCCGACGGACCTATCTACCGAGACCTCCCGTAAAGAAGCGACCGTCTATTCCGGCCTGTCATCTCAGTATTATTGCACAGCGAGCCTGAGAGGGCTCTCGAAGTCTACCAATTGTCTGAACCAAGAACCTTGTCCCTCCAAGTAACACCCACGTTTAGGACGTGGCTTCCCACCCCCGGACAGGAGTCGATGTTGTTACTTGGAAGTCCTTGGGCACCCACAGTCGGTGATCGTTGCGTCAGGGCGAACCCTTCCTCTCCTTTGGCTGTTAGGCTACTCAGAGCGTACCTCAATATACGAGACGCTTTTGTGATGCTACGTTTATGGAGTCGTAGCCGCCTCTTTCATCCGCTCGATCTTTATGTTGAGCCGAACGATTTGTTTGAAGTCTTCCAAGGCGTACTCAGGCCAATCAAGAGACTCCAGCCACACCTTGGTGGGTTCAGAGAACTTGATTGGCTTGAGCCACACAAGGTCATCCGGAGTGCCCCGCGAGGAGTTACATCCCAGACAAAATAATATGCTTACTAGAAGGCAGGGGCTCAAGATCCACTTCATTGCTGATCCTAACCCTTTCGAGAGTTTTCTCTACTGACTTCAGTTGTTCCTGACGAATCCCAGATTCCTTGATGGCTTCTTTGTTCCACCAGTCCAGGAGACCGTTGGCTAACCGGAAGGCCCCATCAAGGAACCCAAGGATCGAGGTCCACATTACGGAGCCTTAGGCTTCTTCGGATTGAAGACGCTGACGAAGTCCACGACCTTGATGATCTTCGCCCAGAAGGCGTCATCCTTGAGGGACGGGGTGGCCAGGACGATTGCCGAGCCGGCGGTCACAACGATGCCGAGCACCGTGAAACCAATTTCAATATACGAACCAATGTTTTCCATGAGTTACCTTTAGTGAACAAACTTTGAGAAATCAGACCGGAGGATCTTGGCTTCCACCTCAGCCCGATAGGCTGGGTCGGTAGCGTAGCGACGATCTGATTGAGCGGCAGTGATCTGCGCCTGACTGCGAAACACATCGCCATGATCACCATTGATCCGTTGACCACTGACGAGACGAGGACCGTCCGCTTTCTGATACTGAGACATGAGACCCTGGACTGCCAGCTTCCCGATGTTCGGGTCACCAAGCTCCACGGCTTTGTTGAATGAGGCTTGCTCTTCGGCAGTCAGGTTGTCCGCAGCCCACTTCAGGGCACCCTCGAACTCTTCGCGACCACCTTCGATCCCATCAAGGATCTTGGCTTCGTAGTCCTGGCGCTCAGCTTCCATGCCACGCTGGTAGACCTTGATCTGGTCTTCACCAATACCTGCATCAGCCAGAGCCTTCTTGCTCTCAGGAGTGAGATCACCTTTGGCGATGTACTCAGCCTGGAGGGCCTTCATGTCGAGACCAGCTTTGGCGACAGCCTTGTTGGCTTCGATCTGGAGGGCCGAGGGTTGCTCAGTCTCCTTCTTGTCGGTCGTA